ATGCTTCTGCTGCAGTCTGTGCTGCTGCTGCAGCACCTGATGCATCGTACCAAGTATCTACTGTTGTACGATTAATTTCAATTTGACTTGAACCATCAAGTCCAAGTCCTGTTCCAAGATTTGCATCAATGTAGCCAGTTGCTGAATTGTAATCAATACCAGTTCCTGCAGTGATTGCTCCACGAGCACGAGTATCTGTATAGTAAAGGTTTGTTGAACCTTCTTCAATATCGTCTGTATCAAGTGCATCAATTGCTGTAGTGATATCGCCATCTCTTGCAATGTCTGAACCTGCTGCTACTGTAAGTAGTCCAGCGGTTACTGTGAAATCATCTGTGTCAACAGATGTGATAAGTGTTGCTCCACCTACCAGGCCGAGGATGTATGCATCTCCGTCTGCTTCTGTAAGAATTGTCTGGTTGTTAATTGTACCTTGTGCACCCTCAACAATCAGCCCGTGCTTTACTTTAAAATCTTTATTATTTGTTGCCATTTTTATATCTCCTTAGTTATGCCTTAAGTCCCATACGTGCGTAACGTACAGTGACTGGCCTGATCGCAGGGTCTGGAGTGACTGTTAAAGCCACGGTATTTCCAGTGCGAGAGACATCAATGGTGCCAATATTCCCATCATTGTCGATTGTTCCATACTCGCTGACTGATACATCTGTACCGTCAACAAGAATTGTCATTTCAGTTGCGTAGAACTTGTTGTCACCTGCTGAAGTTTTTGATATTGAAACAATATACTTCACCATACGCCAAACCGTAGCATCAAAACTATCAATAACAGTTAAGTTCTCAATACCAGTGATTGTGTTTTCATTGTTACCCGCTGATCCCAGGTCTGTTGCCTGAGCAGAAAGGGTATCAATTAGATCTACATAATTTTCTTGAGTAGGTCTATCACCTGTTTGAAATAGACTCTTTACATTTGAAATTGATATTTTAGCCATATAGAGATTATATCACCCTTTTAATTAATCTAATTAAAGAATATAGTTGCTGTACCCAATAACCTGTAGAGGAATTGCTGGGGTGTTACCTGAACCAATAGCCTGAATCTGTATTGCACTAAATTTAACTCTAAACGGCAATACCTCAGTTATAACTGTTTTTCTTGTGAAGTCTTCTACTTTAACTTCTGCGTAATCTACTAAAAAGATTCGCTCTGTTTTGTTTTTTAATTCATCAAGTATTAATGCTGTGGCCATTAATCTGTTACATCTTCAAGAATCTTCATGCTACCCTGAGCAACTGTCCAAACTCTTGTTGGGTCTGATACCTGAATATCAAAGATGTCTCCTGTTTCAAGTTGAACTGATTCTTCTGCTGTAAGCCAAACTGTAAATTCACCAACAAGGTCATCTTCATCTGCAACTGGATATAAATTTAAAACCAGGGTTGCTGCATCTGTAATAATGCCTTTATCTTTTGCAAGGGTTGGTCTTTTAATTTTCATAGCAATGTCCCACTCAGATCCCTCGCCTTTTAAAACCAAAGGCTCTTTAGCATCATCAGTTACATAAACCTTAAACCCAGATGTATCTCCACGAACCACAGTCCAAATAACTGTAGGAGGTTTATTTCCTATGTCGTATGATGTTTGAGATCCTCTTAGAGTTGCCATTTGTTTATTATATCACGACAAACCGTCTCTGAGTGATCCCCAGGTACCGTTGCCTTTTGCCTCTACTATTACGATTCCGTTTGTATTGTTTGCATATGCACAAATACCAACTGCTGCAGATCCTCCTGCTGGTCTAACATTTGTTAGGCCTCCAGACTCTCCAACATATAAAACCTCTCCTGCAACGAAACTTGAAGTATTTAACCCTTCCATAACTCCAGCAACAACAACTACTCCATCAGAACCATTTCCCGTATTGTTTTTTAATAGTCCAAGTATTGGAGATGATGTAGATGGAAGTGCTTTTGCTATTGTGGTTTTTGTTGAATACCCTGTTGCATATACTGGTACTCCAGCATTTATTGCAGCCCCGCTATTATTTTTTACATTAATCTGAAAATATGATACTCCATATGCTGGTAGAATTGCATCAAGGGATTCTGCTAATTTCTTGAAGTCTCCGTGTACGTTTACTGGTGATGTTTCCAGGGGATATTGAATTCCAGCAGTAGAAAAATCATATGTAGTCATAATAAAATAATTATACACCCAAATTTGACTTTTGGCCCAAAATCATGTTATACTTGGTATAGACACCTACCAGGGTGTTATTGTTTTCTAAGGAGGAAACTATGATTAAATTTATCGAAAGAAACAAAGAGATCATTAGCACACTCAGTATCGTAGCATTAGTAACTGTTTTGTCGAACGGAGCCAATGCTGATTCAGGTCTTGATACGAAGAACAATCTTAGCCTTGAACAGGCTCAGACAATAGATACCGCCTCGAAAGAGGTTTTTTTGGTTTCTAAGGAAAAAAAACTAGAGAGTTTTGAGAATAAGACTTCTCTAACTGATTTAGAACTAAAGGAACTCCTGTCCTTAGTAGGCTTCAAGGGTAAAGACCTTGTAGTTGCTTGGGCAGTGGCTAAAAAGGAGTCTAATGGGCGACCATTGGCTTTTAATGGCAATCACAAGACTGGGGACTCGTCTTATGGTATGTTCCAAATCAATATGATTGACAACCTTGGTCCTGATCGTAGAACTAAGTTTGATCTTGAGTCAAATGCTGAACTATTTAATCCCGTCAAAAATGCAGAGATTGCATATTATATGACAAATGGTGGAGAAGACTGGTCCTCATGGAAGGGCATCACTCCAAGAACTAAAACCTGGATGGCTAAATTTCCTAAATAATAAATAAAAATAATGCCCCCTTGGAGAAATCCTTGGGGGTATTTTATTGCATACTTTCAAAAAAACTGCGATAGTTATTAACTGACAAAACAGTGTTTTTTGATAGTAGACCCGCAGATTCGCTGAAGGCAGATCTACCAGTTATTAAAACTTTTGCCATTACCATCATAGTAAATGCTGTATAGGTATCTAGATTATTTAAAATTTCAATACCTGGATATGCATCCCTAAGTAATTTAAAGTTTATAGACATTGTGTCAAAAGAATCGTTTTCGTCTTTGTGTAAATGAGGTTGTCTCCATTTATCTAATTGATTTTGATTTATAGGCTTAAACTTTTTGTTTGAATCTGGAGCATCTGTTAAAATTATTACTCTGTCTGGAACAATATTTAGTTTTTTTAAAAAGTCTGGAAGTCGTTGCAACATGTCTACATAAACAGATTCTTCTACCCATCTTGGATTTTCTGGAAGAACATTGCCTCTTCTTATATGAATCACTACATTGTTTTCTGTTTTTTCTATAGTGCTAAATTCTTTGGCAACATCTAAGAATGTCCATGGCTGATCTATTACTCCTGCATTTTTGTACAATATTTCGTATCCTAAGCCAACTTTATCACAAAGAACAAAACTGTCTTTGTTAGAAAAGTCTATATCTTTCCAAGGGTTACTTAATATTGTATTAAACTTATCTATGAATTTAACCTTTTCTTCTTCGCTGTAAACTTTGTCAGATTCATGAATTAAAAAATCTGTAATTGGACTGTCTTCAAAAAGAAGGTTGTGGTATTTTGCATAAGACATGCAGAATAGTTTTCTCCATAGTTGTGCTCCAATGCCATCTTGCAAAAAAACTTCTCTTACAACTTCAGCCTTATCCATTTATTTGACTTTTAATCCAATTGTAGGTTTTTTCTATACCGTTTTGCAATGGCAGAGAATAGTCCCACTGTAGTTTTTCTCTGATTAAATCATTGTTTGAGTTTCTTCCACGAACACCCAATGGTCCTGAAATATGATTTTTCTTTAAAGACTTTCCTTCAATAGAGCAGGCTGTGTCTACTAACTGGTTTATTGTTACCATTTCTTCAGAGCCAATATTGATTGGTCCCGTAAAGTCTGATTCCATAAGTTTTTTGGTTGCATCTATGCATTCATCAATAAACAAGAATGAACGAGTTTGTTCACCGTCGCCCCAAATTTCTATAGAATCTGTTGCCTGAATAACTTTTCTACACATTGCTGCAGGTGCTTTTTCTTTACCACCATCCCATGTTCCTTCTGGCCCAAAGATGTTATGATATCTTGCTATTGCAACTGGTATCTTGTTGTTCTTGTTAAATGCTAGAAATAGTCTTTCGCTAAACAGTTTTTCCCAACCATATTCGCTATCGGGATCTGCAGGGTACGCATCTGATTCTTTGAGTCCAGGATTATTGGTTTCTAGTTGTTTGTAATCGGGATACATACATGCTGAACTTGAGTAGAATATCTTGGTCTTGTTAATCTCGTATTTTTTGTTTAGTCTTGATTGTGCTCTAAGTAAGTTTAAATTAATTAATGCTGAGTTTTCCATAATCTGGGAATCGTTATCTCCAGTAAAAATATATCCAGCACCACCCATGTCTGCAGCAAACTGATATATTTCGTCAAATGATGTAATTAATTTATATGGTATCTCTGAATAAAAATTACCAGCATAACCCTTAAACTGAACAACCTTTTCCATGTTGTCGTATACTGACAGATCTCTTTCAATAAATTCATCTGCTTGTGTTTCAGAAAAGTCTGGATGTTTTAGGTCTACTCCACGAACCCAGTATCCTTCAGACTTTAAACGCTTTACCATATGGCTTCCAATAAAACCACCTGCTCCTAAGACTAATGCTGTCTTCATGATAATCTTGACTCCTTCCATTCTCTCCACCACATTTTTCTGCCAGGGTTTAGTGGATGACCATTCCAAGAGTATGGATGGCCTTCTGTTGTTTCTGGATTATCAAAGAAATCCCAAGTTTCATTACGAGTTTGATTTCTATTTCTATGGATGTATGCAGTATAGGTGCTTCCTGATGTGCCAACAAAAGTTTCTGAATCATGCATAACTAAATTACAGATTAAACCAAAAACTACTTCATCCTGAAATTGTAAGGACTTAAAGTCTTCTGCAAAGTTGTTAACAATGTATTCATCTAATAGCATAAATCTATGCTTATTGTCTTCAACCATTTTATGACCTGGTTCATCTGTTGACAAAACTATTGGCAAGTTGTTTTGCTCAAAGTTACTGATCCAAGACTCAAACATTTCTTGAGTGGTTTCAAACATGTGCACATGGTCAGTTAGTCTTAAATGCATACCTTGAAATGTGCCTAAAGAGTTAGATATCTTCTTAGCCAGGTCTGTGTATTCTTTCTTAAACCTAACTGAGGACAATACCTTATCTAGTTCAGGGCTTCTGTTATAGAAAAATCTTGAGTACCAGCCCAATGTTCCTTTTAGATGTATTGGTCTATCTAGTGGCAATCTTTGTCTGCCCTCAGCAAATGCTAACTCATTTTCTGTTATTTTTGTGCTATTGCTGTAGTAGTAGTTATTTAATATGTCCTCTATAACCACTTCTTCCTGCTTAAAGTTGTCTATTTTTTGATCAATTACAATTAAGTTTGAATCAAAGTCTAATAATTCTAATAGGTGTGGAAACTGATCTGGATTTGTAAATCCTTCTCTTTGATTGTTATGAAATCTAGAAGGAGTGTGAATTGGAACAGCCCTAAAATCAAATAAATGATCACCCTTGTTGCTTGCATTATGAACTACAACAGTTGCATTTGTTTCATGTGAGAGACCCACTGCTAACTCTAGACTCATTACCTGATTTATTAATCCGCAAGGATTCCAGTGTTGGAAAAATATCTTATTTGTTGCCATAATTGAGCCCCCACTGCTCTTCTGTAATTTGCCCTCTGACTACCTGAAGATATTCTGCGCCCTTGGTAAACCACCAATGATCTGGCTCTGCAAAATGAAAGAAAATCATAGCAACATGATTCGTCTCTGGGTTAGGAAATTCTTCACGCCAATGTAATTGATCATTGCCGTAGTATGCCAATGCCTGGTTAGGATAAAGACAATAGTTTTTGTCTTCTACCCACAAATCCCACGGATTATTCTGATAAACACACATATCAAGAGTATATGTGCATGCATTGTCATCTTTATGTTTGTAAAGACTTGGGGTAGGGTTTTGTCCTTCATAATGTGCAAATAGGGTATATGTTGGCATTAAAGATTCACTATCAAATACTTGTCTTGCAGTGTCTACTAGTTTATCTGCTAATTCACCAAGAATTGGAAGATCAAAGTCTCCAATGCAGTACCTACTAAATCCAGGATCAAAACCAAAACTTTTAGGATTGTCTAAAGACTCAAGCAGTCTTGTATAATCTTCAGCATTTAATAAACTATTTATTAATTGTGGCTCTTTCATCGCATCCAACTAACTACTGCGTATCTTTCTCCTTCAATTACTGGAGATACTGAGTGATTATAAACATATGTTGAAGGAAATATAATCATTTGATTTGACATTGGCTTTATGCTTAAATTAAATCTAGGAAAGTTTATTTCTCCACCAACATAGTCATCGTTCATGTAATATAAAGTAGAAACTCTTCTATGATAGTCTGGGTGATCATCTATATGATTAGTAAAAAACTGTCCTTTACCATATTTTAAAATTCCATATTGATCGTGCCAATTTGAGTTTATTCCATAAAAAGATAAATAGTCTTTTTCAATTAAATCAAAATGTTCAAAAAATAAATTATTTAAATTTTTGTTAAACTCTTCAACAAAGTTTGTTGATAATTCTTTGTCTATTTTCGCTAAATATGGTATCCCTATTGTTAAGGTGTTTCTTGTTTCGTTGTTAATCCTAACATTATCTGCTTCTTTTACAGATGCACCCTGCCATTCTATTTTTGCAGAATTGATGCCTTCTTCAATTTCTTTATATAAGTTTTCTGAATTTGGTATTACATTACTATAAACAACTATTCCTGGTGCTATTTCTTCTTTGTTCATTGTCTACCATTTTCCTATAGGGCATGTTGCCAAATCTAATTTTGTTTTTACTTTCATAAAACACCCACACTTTTTACACTGCGTAGTTAGTTTAATCAATTCTGGACATGCTTTGCAAATAGAAAATCTATCTTCTGCTTTTTCTTCATCTGCCCATTCTGTATTAGGGTTTGCTATATCCCAAGGCCTGGCTTCTCCAAGATTTTTTTTCCATTGCTGCCAAGGACTAAGAACTTCTGACATTTTTAGTTATCTTATTCTACAAAACTTGTTCCATTATGGGTCCAGCCTCTTTTTACAGAGTTTGTTTCATCTTCAATAATTTTTGGATCTGATTTTAATGCTGCAATCAGTCCAGTGGCTGTAGAATCTGTACTATTTGAATCTAAACTAAATGTACCCGCGACTTCTCCATCAACTACAATTGCAAATCTAACTTCTGACATAATGCCTCCTATTTTTATTAATTATAGCACAAGTTATCAACTAAAAACAAGTCCACATTGATCCTACACATATGCACTCTCCTGGAGCATATCCTGATGGGTATGGTCCACAATTTGCTGTAGGAGTAGGTGCTACAGGTGTAGGTGCTACTGGAGTAGGTGCTACAGGGACAGGCGCTACTGGAGTAGGTGCTACTGGAGTAGGTGCTACTGGAGTAGGTGCTACAGGGACAGGCGCTACAGGAGTAGGTGCTACAGGAGTAGGCGCTACAGGTGTAGGTGTTGGTGAAAGAGTTGTAATAGATGCAGAAGCGCTTGCCAAGGTTGTGCCATCTGAGTTTCTTGCTGAAACATAAACTCCATAAGTTGTGCTTGAAGAAAGACCACTAAATGTAGCAGATGATGATGATGTAGTAGTTACAGAAGATTGAGTATCATCATCATAAACATAGAAAATACTATAATTTACAGTTCCTGCTGGGGCGTTAGCCCAAGAGTATGTTACAGAACTTGTTGTTGAGGAAGTACTTGTTATTGCAAAAGCAGGTGCTACAGGAGCAGGTGCTACAGGTGTAGGTGCTACAGGTGTAGGTGCTACAGGTGTAGGTGCTACAGGTGTAGGTGCTACAGGTGTAGGTGCTACAGGGACAGGCGCTACAGGCGTAGGCGCTACTGGCGTAGGTGCTACTGGCGTAGGTGCTACAGGGACAGGCGCTACAGGAGTAGGTGCTACTGGAGTAGGTGCTACTGGAGTGGGAGTT